AGTTTACGTTTCTAATACTGTAAATCTTACACAAGCTTCAACTTCTTTAAAAGTGATACTTGCAGCATACAGACATGAATCTGCTGATTTTAGAGTTCTTTATAGTTTAATTAGAGCAGACTCTAGTGAAGTTACCCAAGAATTTGAGTTGTTCCCTGGATATGATAACTTAACTGTTGGTGCTGATGGAGCACTTTCTCCAGTTGATTCTGCTAAAAATAGTGGAAGACCTGATACCTTTGTTCCTGCAAGTTTGGAAAATCAATATCTTGAGTATGAATTTACTGCTAATGACTTAGATCTGTTTACTGGTTATACAATTAAAATTGTACTGTCTGGAACTGATCAGGCACATGCTCCAAGAATCAAAGATTTGAGGACAATCGCTCTGGTATGATAAGAGTTGACGGACATAAAAATCTCTACAGGGATGAAAAAAGTGGTGCCATAGTAAACTGTGACACCACTTCATATAATCAATATGTAAATTCTCTACAACATAAAGAGATGCAAAGACAGGAATTGGATAGAATGAAAAATGATATCGATGAGATAAAATCACTACTAAAGGAATTGCTAAATAAGAAATAATTTAATGGACGTGCTGCAAATATAAATATCTGTAGGAATACTTTTAAATCTAATAATGGCAGTTTATGTATCTAACATTGTAATTGAACAGGGATTTGACTTTGACACGTCTTTCCAGCTGGAAGATACTAGAACAAATTCTCCATTGGATTTAACTGGCACTACTACTTCAGGGCAACTAAGAAAACATTATGGATCTACATCTAAAGTATCTTTTGCATCTACAGTGAGTAATGCTGAAGGTGGTGTCATTACAATTTCATTGACTGGTACTCAAACACTTGATTTAAAACCGGGGCGATATGTTTATGATGTGAAGATATTAAATTCTGGTAGAGAGTATAAAGCCGTTGAAGGGTCAGCACTAGTACGCGGGGGAGTCACCAGGTAATGCCTAATATTAACGACAGGATTGGGTCACAGAACGTAATTAGGGTATTATCTAACGCTTCTGCACCCCCAACACGAATAGTCAACTTAAATGACATAGATACCGCCCTAAAGACAAAGGACGGTGTGCTTCTTGTTTGGAACCTCTCAGATGAGAAGTTCTATATGACGGATACGATTGATTCGTCTTCGTTAATTGCCACAGGAATAGTTACATTTTCTAATACCACACAATCTACATCAACCACAACTGGAGGAGTAATTTTTAGTGGTGGTGTTGGTATTGCAAAGGATTTAAACGTAGGTGGTAACGCAAAGGTAGTAGGTGTCGTAACATTTGGAACTGGAACCATTGTTGTAAATGGTGATAGTAACATCATAACCGTAGGAACTGGTGTAACTATAAGTTCTTCGGAAGGAATAACGGCACCATCTCTCAATATTCTTGGACCACTAACAGCACAGTCACTGAATATTAGTGGAGTATCAACACTCGCTTCTGCTGGAGGAATCACAACCACTGGCGGAAATCTTTTTGTAAACAATGATTTAACTGTTGGTCAAAACTTAAAGGTTGATGGTACATCTGAATTTATTGGTATTGTAACCTTTAGGGGAGGAACTATAAATCTTGGTGATGCTGTTAGTGATGACATTAACATTGGTGGTGAATTTATATCAGATCTGAATCCAAGTGATGATGCAAGTTATGATCTTGGTATTACAACACAAAGATGGAGAAATGCACGATTCTCCGGTCTTGTAACAACAACGGATTTATTCGTATCTGGTGTATCTACCTTTATTGGTGATACAAATATTGATGGTAATGTTGATGTTGATGGAAACTTAGTAATTGATGACCTTCTGGTCTCTGGAATCTCAACATTTTCCTCGGATATTGACATCAATGCTTCTATTGATGTTGATGGTTTATCAGAACTTGATGAACTGAATGTTTCTGGTCTATCAACTTTTGCATCGGACGTAGATGTAAACGCATCGGTAGATATTTCCTCTAACTTAATTGTAGATGGATTATCAGATTTAGATGAACTAAATGTTGCAGGTCTTTCTACATTCGCTTCCAATTTAGACATTAATGCTTCTGTAGATATAAGTAGCAATTTAGTTGTTAATGGCAATCTGCAGACAGTTGGAGTAACAACACTTGCTTCTTCTGGTGGTATTACTACAACTGGTGGAAATCTTTTTGTAAACAATGATTTAACTGTTGGTCAAAACTTAAAGGTTGACGGCACATCTGAATTTATTGGTATTGTCACATTTAGAGGTGGAACGATCAATCTTGGTGATCAAGACACTGATGATATTAATATTGGTGGCGAATTTGTATCAGATCTGAACCCAAGTGATGATGCAAGTTACGATTTGGGTATTGTCGGCAAACGCTGGAAGGATGCAAGATTTTCTGGTCTGGTAACCTCAACAAATTTATATGTTTCTGGGATATCCACATTTGAAGGGAATCAGTTTACTACTGGAAATGTATCAATTACTGGTTTTGCAACAGTAACCGATGGTTTGTTTTATGAAGTAGGAGATTTTGATGGTCCTAATGGAGTTGCATATTTTGATGATACTGGAAAACTGATTGGTGCTGCAAGTACAGAATCTGGAATAAGTACCAGTAATTATGTCTTAACAACAAATGCAAGTGGCATACCAGTTTGGACAGATACAATTGATGGAGGACAGTTCTGATGGCAAAACCAAGCACTAGACAAGGACTTATTGATTATTGTTTGAGAAGACTTGGAGCTCCTGTATTAGAAATAAACGTTGACGATGAGCAGATTGATGATTTAGTAGATGATGCCATTCAGTATTTTAATGAACGTCACTATGATGGTGTGGAAAAGATGTACTTAAAGTACAAAATAACTGATGATGATCTTGCTAGAGGTAGGGCAAAAAATACTGATGGAGTTGGAATTGTAACAACAACTGGAACCTCAACGATTGTTGGAACAGCAACTACTTTTAGTTTTTATGAAAACTCAAATTATATACAAGTTCCAGAATCTGTAATAGGAATTGAGAAAATATTTAAATATGACACTAGTTCTATTTCTGGCGGAATGTTCAGTATAAAATATCAATTATTTTTAAATGACCTTTATTATTTTAATTCTGTAGAACTTTTACAGTATTCTATGGTAAAATCATATCTTGAGGATATTGACTTTTTATTGACAACAGACAAGCAAGTTAGATTTAATAAAAGACAAGATAGATTGTACCTAGATATTGATTGGGGATCTCAAGCAGCTGGTGATTATTTAGTTTTGGAATGTTATAGAGCATTAGATCCGGATTCATTTACTCAGGTATATAATGATAGTTTTGTAAAGCAATACCTTACTGCTCTCATAAAGAGACAATGGGGTCAGAATTTGATTAAGTTCCAAGGAGTAAAACTTCCTGGAGGAACGGAATTAAATGGAAGACAACTTTATGAGGATGGCGTAAGAGACCTTGAGGAAATAAAACAAAGAATGTCTTCAGAGTATGAATTGCCACCCATGGACTTAATTGGATAATTATGACTTTAAATCCATTTTTCCTACAAGGATCTCCAGGTGAACAGAGACTTGTTCAAGATCTAATTAACGAACAACTCACTGTATACGGTGTTGAGGTATACTATCTACCAAGAAAGATTTTCAAAACTGATAATATAATCAGAGAAATACAATCATCAAAGTTTGATGATGTTTTTTTGATTGAGGCATATATTAACAACTATGACGGATATGCTCCAGGGAGTGATTTAATGACCAAATTTGGTCTTAAATTACAAAATGAACTTAGTCTAACTATATCAAGAGAAAGATACGAAGACTTTATCGCCCCATTTTTGGAGGGTATTTCATCTGGTATTAGAGAGGGTAGAATTTTAGATTATGACTTTGCGGACTTGATTGAAAGACCAAAAGAAGGAGACTTGATTTATTTTCCTCTAGGAGAAAGACTTTTTGAGATAAAAAGAGTAGAGTCTGAAAAACCTTTTTATCAATTAGGCAAAAATTATGTTTATGAATTGAATTGTGAACTTTATGAATATGAAAATGAACTTATTGACACCGCTATTGACGAAGTTGATAATACTGTAGAAGACGAAGGATATATTACAACTTTAAGATTAGTTGGTACTGCGATAACTGCCACGGCATCTGCAAATACAACTATATCTGGTATAACGACAAACTTACCATCCATTGGTCAAATTATTTTGACTAATGATGGATCTGGATATACAAGCACACCAACTGTTACTATATCTCCACCATCTTCTGGTGTTGGAACGGTTACGGCAACTGCTGTTGCTATAACCACCTCTGTAGGAAATGTGCAGTCTATAAAGGAGATACTCTTAACAAATACTGGATTTGGATACACAACTTCAGATCCACCAACGGTTACTATTAGTGGTGGTGGCGGTGCTGGAGCAGCTGCTACCGCAATAGTTGTAACTGGTGGAATATTGTCATTTTCTATTACTAATCAAGGAAAAGGATATTATGGTAGCGAACCAACTGTAACCATAACTGGACCTTCTATTGGACAAACTGCAATTGCAAAGGCGTCTGTGTCTGATGGTGAAGTAACTGGTCTTAAGATAGTGAATGCTGGATACGGATATACACAGGCACCAACCGTAACCATCTCAAGTCCAGTATCTGGAGTTGGAACTTTCTATTACAATGAGGAGGTTACAGGACAATCTTCCGGTGTTACTGCAAGAGTTAGAAACTTTAAGAGAAGAACTGATATTAGTGTTCAGTTTGCACCTGTAGACTTGCAAGTTTCCCTAAATACTGGAAACTTCTTAGTTGGTGAAACAATCATTGGTGGAATATCAACAGCAACTTATGTTGTAGAATCCTATAACCGTGAAAGTTATGATAATCCATATGATGTAAATGAAGAGATTGAAACTGAAGCAGACGGCATTTTAGACTTTACAGAGTCTAACCCATTCGGAGAATATTAATGTTAGGTACTTACTTTTATCACGAGATTATAAGAAAAACAATCATTGGATTTGGAACGTTGTTTAATAATGTTTATATTAGACACTCCAAAGACAATGGGAATGTATTGGACGAAACTAAAGTAGGTATTTCCTATGGTCCGATGCAAAAGTTTCTGACAAAAATTCAGGAACAGGCAGAGTTGAATAAATCTATTGCTATTACTCTACCAAGAATGTCATTTGAAATGGTTTCTATTCAATATGATCCTGCCAGAAAGGCAGGTGTCACTCAAACTTTTAAAGCATCCGCTGGGGCAAATTTAAAAAAAGTTTATATGCCAGTTCCATATAATATTGGATTTGAACTTAATATTTTTAGCAAATTAAATGACGATGCACTTCAAATAATTGAACAGATTTTGCCATTTTTCCAACCAGCATTTAATTTAACAATAGATTTAGTAAGTTCTATCGGGGAAAAGAGAGATGTTCCCATAGTTTTGGATAGCATAGATTTCCAAGATGATTATGAGGGAGATTTTAATACTAGAAGGGCTCTGATATATACTTTAAGATTTACTGCTAAAACTTATCTGTTTGGACCTGTTTCAGATTCTACAGACAGTATCATTCGTAAGGTACAAGCAGATATTCACACAGATACCAATATAGCAACAGCAAAACGTGAAATGAGGTATACTGTTACACCAGATCCAATTTCTGCTGGACCAAGTGATGATTTTGGATTTAACGAATCATGGGAAATTCTTACAGACTCCAAAACATATAGTCCTACTCAGCAGGAAGACATTTGATAAATTATGAATAATAATTATGATTTTATAGATAAGGCGCCGAACACCGAGAGTAGTATTGTGGAGACTAAAAATGTTTCTGCGGAGATAGATATTGTTAAACCAAAGGGTCCAGATATTGAA